CTAAGCATTATTCATTGTAGCAAGTGGATTAAATCTAAGTGCCGTTTCAAGATGATCTGGGGCCAAGTGAGCATAACGCATAGTCATTTTTATATCGTGGTGTCCGAGAATTTTTTGTAAGGCCAGGATGTTTCCACCCGACATCATGAAGTGTGCTGCAAACGTATGGCGCAGAACGTGTGTCAGTTGACCGCGAGGGAGCACGATAGACGTTTTTTCCATCACGGATAAAAATTGAAAATAGCAGTCTGTGAAGAAATTGAACCCATCAAGCGCCATGATCTCTTCGTAAAGCTCTTTACTGATAGGGATGCTTCTGTTTTTCTTCCCCTTCGTTCTTACAAAGGTAATTCGGTATTTGGTCACTTGCGAGCGGGTAAGATTTATTGCTTCTCGCCAGCGTGCGCCTGTGCTTAGGCATATCTTGACTACCAGTGCCAGAATTGGGTCCTGACGTTTGCAATCAGCCAGCAGTTCAACAATCTGCTCATGGGTAAGCCATGCCATCTCTTTTTCTGCGATGGTGAATTTTCGCATGTTCTCCAGTGGGTTCGGATACGACCATTCGCCCAGGCGGGATAGTTCGCTAAAAACACTACTTAGATAGCTTTGCTCCAGGTTAATGGTGACCGGGCTTGCTCCTTTCTTCCATTTCTCGCTGAAGTAGATCTCACCTGTCAGGCGTTTATCTCGATAGTGGGCAAACATTTTAGAGGTTAGATCAGTTGCAAGGGGATTGCCCAGAGCGTCAACCATCAGCAGCAATTTGTCATAGACATGCTGCCCAGCAGTCAGTGATTTACCATGTAGTTTGAACCATAGCTCAACCACGTCTTTCAGTGTTCGACGATCCACTGATTCACCTAGCCAGGGCTTTGCTTCGGTTTCTTCCATCGTGTGACGCTCAAAAGCCAGTGCTTCGCCTTTGGTGGCGAATTGTTTACGCACACGACGCCCACTACGTCCGGCGGGGTAACATTCGCAAAGCCATTTTCCTGTGGTGAGTTTTCGTACAGCCATAAAAAATGCCCTCCAATAGAGAGCATTTTTACTGTATGTATAACCAGTGTCAATGTATGAAATCCTGCGACCATACATCTCACTGAAGCCATAATGAAGTAGGCTATTCTTTTTGCTATGTGAGCATGTAACTTTTGCGGTTAACCTGTGGCTCATTTTTATTTTAGGCGCAGATATAAAAGCAAAAGTTATCGTGAGTTTTTAGTACAGATTTTTTTGGATTTACTAATAGTTCCATCATTGCAAACGAATTTGCCATCAGAGGTACAGTGAGAAACACCTCCCTTTTTCCCTGAGCAGGGATAATTTCTAGCATAGGTAGCTAGTGGGTTTAATAACAAAGAACATGACAAAACCACAAAAAATACCTTACCAAGCATAATTTCCTCCCGGTACTATTTAACATACTTGACTGTTAAACTTATAATTTTACCAATTATTTCAATGTCTTCTATCTTGCATTCGAAGGCTCTGTTTCCACCCTCGACGAAGATTCTTCCACCGGGTAAACGAGTAATGTCACGGATCGTTATTTTGCCATCAATACTTATTACCCATTTACCATCACGTATATCATCAAATTCCTTATCACAAATAAATTCAGAATTATTATCTGTGATTACAAAAAGATTCTTGAATGCCGACGGTAGAAATTCTCTATCGAAAATATAAAAACCGTCTTCACACAAGGCCCCATCAGATAATACATATTTAGCAACTTCCATAGTATTTGTATTACCTGAAGTTTGCTTTGAACCATGCCCGGTTGTGAGCCAATTAAGCGAGGCGCCTGTTTCAAGGGCGCACTGGATTACCCATTCTGCTGGGAATGAGTCACGCATGTAGCGTGTGGCGAGTGTACTTTTAGAGATTCCTAAATGATCGCACAACGCCTGTCGAGTCTTGAATCCATAAGCTTCTACCATGCGCTCTATAGCGCCTCGTCCGCCTTTCTCCAAATTCATGGTCACTCCAAGTGAACTTTTATCTTGACGATTTCATCGTGCGATCGTATGTTTATGGTGTTCACAAAATACAAACGATCCGTATTCGTCCTGATTAATCATCATTAAACGAGGAATGTTGCATCATGAGAACTAACATTTCAATCACTCTTACCACGCCTCATGTGACTATTGAACGCTATAGCGAGCTGACAGGGCTATCCATCGATACCATCAATGACATGTTGGCTGATGGACGCCTTATCCGTCACCGTCTGCGCAAAGATAAAAAACGCGAAAAAGTGATGATCAACATAGCAGCAATGACCGTTGATGCGCTTTCAGAATGCAATCTAAACCTTAATTAGTTCGATTCTGAAATACATCAGAGGCATTGACCATGTTTGATTACCAAGTTTCCAAACATCCACATTTTGATGAAGCCTGTCGTGCATTCGCATTGCGCCACAACCTGGTGCAACTGGCAGAACGTGCTGGCATGAATGTGCAGATTCTGCGGAACAAGCTGAACCCAGCTCAACCTCATTTATTAACCGCACCAGAAATCTGGCTGCTTACCGATCTGACTGAAGATTCAACGCTGGTAGATGGTTTTCTGGCTCAGATTCACTGCCTGCCATGCGTACCGATTAATGAGGTTGCAAAAGAGAAACTGCCGCATTACGTCATGAGCGCAACTGCAGAGATCGGACGTGTTGCAGCAGGTGCGGTATCTGGTGATGTAAAAACTAGTGCCGGTCGTCGTGATGCTATCAGCAGCATTAACTCTGTAACACGACTGATGGCGCTGGCTGCTGTTTCATTGCAGGCCCGTTTACAGGCTAATCCTGCGATGGCGAGTGCAGTTGATACCGTGACTGGCCTCGGTGCTTCATTCGGTTTGCTGTGAGGTGCTTATGCTGACGAAAGAACCATCATTTGCATCGCTGCTGGTAAAACAAAGCCCGGCAATGCACTACGGTCACGGCTGGATCATGGGTGAGGATGGTAAACGCTGGCATCCGTGCCGTTCACAAGATGAATTGCTGGCAGAACTATCTACGAAAAAACGGGGGAACAAATGGCTATTGAAGGCGCTGCGGCTACTGTTCCATTAAGCCCCGGTGAACGCCTGAATGGACTTAATCACATAGCGGAATTAAGGGCGAAAGTTTTTGGCCTGAATATTGAGTCAGAGCTTGAGCGGTTTATTAAAGATATGCGTGATCCACGGGATATCAATAACGAACAAAATAAACGAGCACTGGCAGCCATATTCTTTATGGCAAAAATTCCGGCTGAACGTCATAGCATCAGCATCAATGAGCTGACCACTGACGAAAAGCGGGAGTTGATTAAAGCAATGAATCATTTTCGTGCAGTGGTGAGCTTATTTCCCAGACGGCTAACCATGCCGAATTAACCAACTAATGAAATTAATGGCGTAAACCCGCCGGGCATCCCTTTATCTAAATTCAGGAGAATTGATTATGCGTAATATTGAAATCCTCACGACTAAAACCGGACCGGATGATGCAGGGCTTAATATTTTACTGACAGAGGCTCGTCTGGAAGAACGCCGGGCAAGGGCTGAAGCAATGGCAGCTCGCCTTGATAGCCTGGCGTGTCATATCTCATCCCGTCAGCTAAACCACGTGGAAGCGGCAGAACTGCTGCGTGTGGCTGCTGAAGCAATCCAGAACGAAGCGCAGGAGATCCACTAATGGCTGATGCAATGGATCTCGTACAGCAGCGCGTTGAAGAAGAACGCCAGCGCCATATCCGTGCTGCCCGTGCCAAAACACCGGGCGTGTCTCGCGTGCTTTGCATTGAGTGTGAAGCGCCAATTCCGCCAGCACGCCGCCGTGCCATTCCGGGTGTGCAGCTTTGCATTACCTGCCAGGAAATTGCAGAGCTGAAAGGCAAACATTACAACGGAGGTGCTGTATGAGCACCATTCTGAAATGGGCGGGTAATAAAACCGCCATTATGTCCGAACTGAAAAAATACCTTCCTGCTGGCCCGCGACTGGTTGAACCTTTCGCGGGTTCTTGTGCTGTGATGATAGAGACGGATTACCCCAGCTATCTTGTTGCGGATATTAATCCTGATTTAATCAACCTCTATAAAAAGGTTGCTGCTGATTGCGAGGCGTTTATATCTCGTGCCAGAGCTTTATTTGAGGAAGCAAACAGTGAGCTGGCTTATTACAACATAAGGCAGGAGTTTAATTACTCAACTGAAATTACTGATTTCATGAAAGCGGTATATTTCCTGTATCTCAATCGTCACGGTTACCGTGGGTTATGTCGCTATAACAAGAGCGGGTATTTCAACATTCCCTACGGTAATTATAAAAATCCGTATTTCCCTGAAAAAGAAATTCGCGCATTTGCAGAGAAAGCCCAGCGAGCAACGTTTATCTGCGCCAGCTTTGATGAAACGCTGGCGATGCTGCAGGTGGGGGATGTGGTGTATTGCGATCCGCCTTATGACGGTACGTTTTCCGGTTATCACACTGACGGCTTCACTGAAGATGACCAGTATCACCTGGCATCCGTTCTTGAACATCGGTCATCAGAAGGACATCCCGTCATTGTTTCTAACAGTGACACATCCCTGATCCGTTCGCTGTATCGCAATTTTACTCACCACTACATCAAGGCAAAACGCAGCATCAGTGTGGCAGCTGGTGATAGTAAATCTGCAACAGAAATCATTGCTGTTTCCGGGGCGCGCTGCTGGGTGGGATTTGATCCTTCGCGTGGCGTAGATAGTTCTGCTGTGTACGAGGTGCGTGTATGAGTCATGACGATATGAGCAACTCTAGCGGCTTTAACGAGGCCGCTGCATCATTTTCATGGAACGGCCCGAAAAAGGCCATTAACCCTTATCTGGACCCGGCGGAAGTTGCACCGGAGTCTGCACTTTCAAACCTGATCACTCTGTATGTTGCCGATAACGAGCAGGAACAACTGCGCCGCGAGGCACTGAGTGAGCAGGTCTGGGAGCGTTATTTCTTTAATGAATCCCGTGATCCTGTCCAGCGCGAAATGGAGCAGGATAAGCTCATTAGCCGGGCAAAGCTGGCGCATGAGCAGCAGCGTTTTAATCCAGACATGGTCATTCTGGCTGACGTCAACGCCCAGCCTTCCCATATCAGCAAGCCGCTGATGCAACGTATTGAATACTTCAGCAGCTTGGGCAGGCCAAAGGCTTATTCCCGCTATTTGCGTGAGACGATTAAGCCATGTCTGGAACGACTGGAGCATGTACGCGACAGTCAGCTATCCACTTCTTTTCGCTTTATGGCAAGCCATGAAGGGCTGGACGGCCTGCTGATCCTGCCTGAAATGAGTCAGGATCAGGTGAAACGCCTGTCTACCCTTGTCGCTGCGCATATGAGCATGTGTCTTGATGCCGCTTGTGGTGATTTGTACGCCACCGATGATGTTAAGCCAGAAGAAATCCGCAAGACATGGGAAAAGGTGGCAGCGGAAACCCTACGTTTGGATGTCATCCCGCCTGCGTTTGAGCAACTCCGTCGGAAAAGAAACCGCCGTAAACCAGTGCCCTATGAACTCATTCCGGGCTCGCTGGCGCGTATGCTGTGCGCCGACTGGTGGTATCGGAAATTGTGGAAGATGCGTTGCGAATGGCGGGAAGAGCAGTTGCGTGCTGTCTGCCTGGTCAGCAAAAAAGCATCTCCCTATGTCAGCTATGAAGCTGTGATGCATAAACGTGAGCAGCGCCGTAAGTCGCTGGAGTTTTTCCGTTCTCATGAACTGGTGAACGAAGACGGAGACGCGCTGGATATGGAAGATGTGGTAAACGCCAGCTGCAGCAACCCGGCGCATCGCCGCAATGAGATGATGGCCTGTGTTAAAGGTCTGGAGCTTATCGCGGAAATGCGCGGTGACTGCGCCGTTTTCTACACCATTACCTGTCCGTCACGTTTCCATTCCACGCTCAATAACGGCAGACCCAACCCGACCTGGAAAAACGCGACGGTAAGACAAAGCAGCGATTATCTGGTCGGTATGTTTGCTGCATTTCGTAAGGCGATGCACAAAGCCGGGTTGCGCTGGTATGGCGTGCGGGTGGCTGAGCCGCATCACGACGGCACAGTTCACTGGCACCTGTTGTGTTTCATGCGCAAAAAAGACCGCCGCGCCATTACTGCATTGTTGCGTAAGTTTGCTATCCGTGAAGACCGCGAGGAGCTGGGCAATAACACGGGGCCGCGCTTTAAGTCTGAGCTGATTAACCCGCGCAAAGGAACGCCGACAAGCTACATAGCGAAATACATCAGTAAGAACATTGACGGGCGTGGTCTGGCTGGCGAGATCAGCAAGGAAACGGGTAAATCTCTTCGTGATAACGCTGAATACGTGAATGCCTGGGCGTCTTTGCATCGTGTTCAGCAATTCCGCTTCTTTGGTATTCCGGGGCGTCAGGCTTACCGTGAACTGCGATTGCTGGCTGGTCAGGCGGCAAGGCAGCAGGGTGACAAAAAAGCAGGTGTGCCGGTACTGGATAACCCGCGCCTTGATGCCATTCTGGCTGCTGCTGATGCTGGTTGTTTTGCCACCTATATCATGAAGCAGGGAGGTGTACTGGTTCCCCGTAAATATCACCTCATCAGAACCGCTTATGAAATTAACGAAGAGCCGACCGCCTATGGCGATCACGGTATTCGTATTTATGGCATCTGGTCACCCATTGCAGAGGGCAAGATCTGCACTCATGCAGTGAAGTGGAAAATGGTTCGTAAGGCCGTTGACGTTCAGGAGGCGGCAGCCGACCAGGGCGCTTGTGCCCCTTGGACTCGTGGCAATAACTGTCCCCTTGCTGAAAATTTGTACCAACAGGAGAAAGATAAATCAGCTGATGGGGACACCAGAACAGACATTACCCGCATGGATGACAAGGAGTTGCACGATTACCTGCACAGTATGAGCAAAAAAGAGCTCCGGGAACTGGCAGCAAGGTTACGCCTGGTTAAGCCGAAACGGCGTAAAGACTACAAACAGCGAATTACAGATCATCAGCGACAGCAGCTCGTCTATGAACTGAAGTCCAGAGGATTTGATGGCAGCGAGAAAGAGGTCGATTTACTCCTTCGCGGTGGCAGTATTCCGTCAGGAACAGGCCTGCGTATCTTCTATCGGAACCAGCGTTTGCAGGAAGATGATAAGTGGCGGAACCTGTATTAATTACGCGGGTTAACAATTCGTGCTCTTAATAATACCAGGCATATCAGGCTGATGAACGTAAAAAAACGTTTTACATCAGTAAGATTATTATATACTGTAAATATAAACAGTGGATATGCATACAGTATTGCTTGTGGTGTCATAGGAGGAAAAATGCAGGACTATTTTTTGGAGTCTTTGAAGCTCCAGCGCATTGATTTTTTTCTTAAGCTTGTAGCGGCTAGTGAGTGTAGTGATGAAGAGAAGGGGCTGGCTTTGCAGTGGGTTTCTGAATTGACTGATGAACTCATGGCAAAAATCAGAACCCACGAATACAACCGCTCAATGGATGTCATCAGTTGAGGTGACTTTTATGCGCATTGAAATAATGATCGATAAAGAGCAGAAGATTAGCCAGTCTATCCTGGACGCCCTTGAATCCGAGCTTTACCGCAATTTGCGCCCCCTGTATCCAAAAACGGTAATTCGTATCCGCAAAGGTAGCTCTAACGGTGTGGAACTGACCGGACTGCAACTGGACGAAGAAAGGAAGCAAGTGATGAAAATTATGCAGAAGGTGTGGGAAGACGATAGCTGGCTGCATTAAGAAACGTTGCCCCCAGTAGGGTTCATTCTGATGGGGGCTAGTTTGAGCAACGAGTGAAACGAGGCGTTAGGTGGGAGGCCATTTTGATAAGTTATCACCCACTTTATACCAATAACAGAACTGCGTAATAACTATTTACCTCGGGGGGGAGATGTGAGCCATACAAATTTCAGTATTAATTTTCAATTCCCTCCATTTTACAATGAGTTTTTTCCCAGAACTGTAATACAACAGGACTAGCCCACTCTGGCATCAGTGCGTTATTTAAAAAACTGAAAACATCATGAGACGCATCAGCATTTTTTCTAAGGAATTTCCAGCCTTTTCTAGTATTTATCTCAACAATACCTAACCCACCATCATCAAACATATGCATCTTGAATTCAGGATTGTTTACACCTAGAGATTTTATTTCTTTTATGTATGGACTATCTTCATCCATAAATATTTTCTCTATGTGCTTAGCACAATGATATATTTTATTTCGATAAGTTGATACGCTCACAGCGGTACGCGCTGTTGTTATTCCCATTCCTAATGGGGCATATGCTTTTCCATCCATCACTACGGGCAGATTTATTCCATTTTTTCTTAAGTTTGCAATATCTGAATCTGTAGTTGGATGAATACAAGCTAAGCCTGAAATACCTTTCATTTCAAATATTTCTGCTGCTTCTGGCCAGTTGCGTATGAATGTTTCTACCAAATCTCTTTGAGAAAAAAGATTTGGTTCTATGTTTTTATCATGATGTTTTATATCAATAAAAAGCACAGCGTTTGAGTACACCTTCAGGAATAATACCCACTCAGCACGATCTGAGTATTTTTTACTTGAACTTACTGGATTTAATGGCAGATGGAGGTGATGAATCCCCCAATCAGCCCATAGGTTATCCGTTCTTTTCGTCGCCTTTTTACCGCTTGTGTCATTGAATAATGTTAATGTTTTACTCTGATAAGGATTTACATCACCACCAGTAGTAAACAACATCTCGATTCTCTGCAATCCAACCCTTGCGCCATCGTGAATATTTTCAGGAAATCGATCTGATTTTAAAATTATTCGTTTTTGTGGAGCAATGTAGCGTAAAAGAAAATCACACCACCTCAGTAGAGGATCGTGAAGATTTGAGTGCCCGGATTCATCATATAATAACCCAAATGCTTGAATTCCCTTCTCTGAAATTTCGTCAATATCTTTGATTAGATTAATATTTTTTCGTGCGTCCAACATACTAACTCCGTTTAAATATAATTTTTTAGTATTTCAGTTAATTAATATCTATACGCCGTTATAGCTGAATTTTCCGGTGATTTCAGGGCACATTAACCAATTTAGATAATACTATAGTAATGGTTGGGCTGATTTTTCAAGAACAAAAGTAATTTTCAAGCTTTGTAACATGTTGATTTTCCGCTTTTCGCTCAAGCGAGCTTTCATCTTTGCAAGCCCATATGTTCGTTTTTCAAGCGATTATTCAGATACGTTAACTTCCCATGGCAGTGCATGACTATGCTGCATGAAATCGCATGATCGATCGAGGATCGTCTATGCTTAGACCAGCCAGAAATGGCGGGCTTTTGCTCATGTCATGCAGCTGCATGAAAACCACTGCATAAAGTGGGCAGGCGTGGCGGGGATACGAGGGCGCGCTATCACGTAAAATAGGCAAAATACTTCTGGAAAACAGAAAGTTGAAGTGATATGTTCATAAACACGCATGTAGGCAGATTTGTTGGTTGTGAATCGCAACCAGTGGCCTTAATGGCAGGAGGAATCGCCTCCCTAAAATCCTTGATTCAGAGCTATACGGCAGGTGTGCTGTGCGAAGGAGTGCCTGCATGCGTTTCTCCTTGGCCTTTTTTCCTCTGGGATGAAGAAGAAATGACAAAAACATCTAAACTTGACGCACTTAGGGCTGCTACTTCACGTGAAGACTTGGCTAAAATTTTAGATGTTAAGTTGGTATTTTTAACTAACGTTCTATATAGAATCGGCTCGGATAATCAATACACTCAATTTACAATACCGAAGAAAGGAAAAGGGGTAAGGACTATTTCTGCACCTACAGACCGGTTGAAGGACATCCAACGAAGAATATGTGACTTACTTTCTGATTGTAGAGATGAGATCTTTGCTATAAGGAAAATTAGTAACAACTATTCCTTTGGTTTTGAGAGGGGAAAATCAATAATCCTAAATGCTTATAAGCATAGAGGCAAACAAATAATATTAAATATAGATCTTAAGGATTTTTTTGAAAGCTTTAATTTCGGACGAGTTAGAGGATATTTTCTTTCCAATCAGGATTTTTTATTAAATCCTGTGGTGGCAACGACACTTGCAAAAGCTGCATGCTATAATGGAACCCTCCCCCAGGGAAGTCCATGTTCTCCTATTATCTCAAATCTAATTTGCAATATTATGGATATGAGATTAGCTAAACTGGCTAAAAAATATGGATGTACTTATAGCAGATATGCTGATGATATAACAATTTCTACAAATAAAAATACATTTCCGTTAGAAATGGCTACTGTGCAACCTGAAGGGGTTGTTTTGGGAAAAGTTTTGGTAAAAGAAATAGAAAACTCTGGATTCGAAATAAATGATTCAAAGACTAGGCTTACGTATAAGACATCAAGGCAAGAAGTAACGGGACTTACAGTTAACAGAATCGTTAATATTGATAGATGTTATTATAAAAAAACTCGGGCGTTGGCACATGCTTTGTATCGTACAGGTGAATATAAAGTGCCAGATGAAAATGGTGTTTTAGTTTCAGGAGGTCTGGATAAACTTGAGGGGATGTTTGGTTTTATTGATCAAGTTGATAAGTTTAACAATATAAAGAAAAAACTGAACAAGCAACCTGATAGATATGTATTGACTAATGCGACTTTGCATGGTTTTAAATTAAAGTTGAATGCGCGAGAAAAAGCATATAGTAAATTTATTTACTATAAATTTTTTCATGGCAACACCTGTCCTACGATAATTACAGAAGGGAAGACTGATCGGATATATTTGAAGGCTGCTTTGCATTCTTTGGAGACATCATATCCTGAGTTGTTTAGAGAAAAAACAGATAGTAAAAAGAAAGAAATAAATCTTAATATATTTAAATCTAATGAAAAGACCAAATATTTTTTAGATCTTTCTGGGGGAACTGCAGATCTGAAAAAATTTGTAGAGCGTTATAAAAATAATTATGCTTCTTATTATGGTTCTGTTCCAAAACAGCCAGTGATTATGGTTCTTGATAATGATACAGGTCCAAGCGATTTACTTAATTTTCTGCGCAATAAAGTTAAAAGCTGCCCAGACGATGTAACTGAAATGAGAAAGATGAAATATATTCATGTTTTCTATAATTTATATATAGTTCTCACACCATTGAGTCCTTCCGGCGAACAAACTTCAATGGAGGATCTTTTCCCTAAAGATATTTTAGATATCAAGATTGATGGTAAGAAATTCAACAAAAATAATGATGGAGACTCAAAAACGGAATATGGGAAGCATATTTTTTCCATGAGGGTTGTTAGAGATAAAAAGCGGAAAATAGATTTTAAGGCATTTTGTTGTATTTTTGATGCTATAAAAGATATAAAGGAACATTATAAATTAATGTTAAATAGCTAATGAACAGCCCTAACGTTATGAACGCTAAGGCTGATTTTTCGTTAAAATTTATATGGTTTGAATTGTAATATATTATCTTCAAGCCATTTATTTAATTCCTGCATCCTTTTCTGTAAGGGTATTAATTCGTTCCTCACAAACACTAAACTCGCTTTTTCCACATCCCCAAACCCCCCGACATTATTTGGCATAATCCCCATCATTTGCGGCGGCACACGATGTGCTGCCATCATGTCATCCCGACTCACGTTCTTGATATTCAAAAACTCATCCTTCGCTGCGACCTCTGACAACGGGATAATCTGAAGTCCGTCCTTTTTGCCGTTAGGCGAGTACATAAACAGATTGCGGAAGTTGCCAGGGCCTTTGGCGCTTTTCATCGCATTGCGGAGGTTGTTCACATCCTCCTGGTTCTGCGCTGCATCGGTCATGTACATGATGAAGCCTGCATGACTGCCGTTAATGTAATACTTGCGGCGGAACAGCGTGGCGGACTCGTTGAGCAGAGCTGACGGAATGGCAGAAAGATAACCGGGCAGGCCGTAGATCTCCTGGTTGATGTCCGGTTCCATCAGATGAAAAATGTTGCCTTTCGTGAACTGATACGGCTGCGTAGTCATGCCGTATTGCACAAACCAGTAGGTATCCAGGTCTAACCCGCGTCGGGTGTATTTTGCCAGTGCAGGCTCAAGGGCGATAACTTCACCGAAGCGGTTCGTGCGTTTCTCCAGGTAGGCGTTACCAAAAACCAGATAGTCCTGTACAAAACGCGAAAAAGCCTGCTGGCTGAGCAGCGGGTGAGGGATGTAGGTGCTGGTCAGAATGTTGCACTTCACTGCAATCGGTGAGCTGTGATGCACGGCGGCGCGGAAGGTTCGCGCCAGTCCGTCGAAACTCACAGGCGGCTCATACCAACGATCCATCTGTACGCATTCCACATAGTCCAGCAGTTCGCGGCGGTCCAGAACAGGAACGGGATCACCGAAGCTGAATGCTTCGGCTGAAGTCTGGCTTTTATGCTGGCTCTGTTTCGTCGACGCAGCGCGGTTCTTCTTACTCTTTCCCATCAAAAAATCTCCACAATATTGCTGGTATTGGCGGACTCGCCCTGCAGCGGTTCGTTAAACAGTGCGTGCATTGTTGCCCAGGCCAGATCGGCATGGCTGGCTTCTTCGCTGCGGCTGGCTTCATAGGTCGGGCGGTTGCCACTGGCAGTGGTAGCGCGACGGATTGCCATAAATGACTGCGCAATGTCGGTGTGCCCGGCGTCAAACTCCAGACGGCGGTGGCTGATAATGTCGTAGGCCTTGAGTACCAGGGCGTTTTTAACGTTGGGGTTATAGACAAACTCCCTGACGGCAGGAAAAAACGCTTTCACGTTCTCGTAAACCCCGTGACCGACGCCGGTCGAGTCGATACCGATATAGGTCACGTTATACTGTTCGGTCAGTTTTTTGATGGCGTCAGCCTGGGCGCGGAAGTCCATCCCGCGCCACTGGTGACGCTCAAGAATGCGGAACTTACCACCCGGCACGGCTGGCGGAGCCACCACCACGCATCCGGCACTGTCGCCGTTCTGCGTACCTTTTGCCGGGTCATAACCGATCCACACTTCGTGCCAGCCAAACGGGCGCAGGGCCAGTGCATGAAAGTCGGTCCAGACTTCCCAGCTGTCCACCATGCACGCCTGCAGTTCGCTGAGCGGGAACACGGACGCGAGATCGTCCACGAACTCGCACATCAGCAGGTTCTGGTATTCGTCCGGGCTGTACTCCATGCGCAGCTGGTCGAGGTCGAACAGGTTACAGCCGCCGCGCACCGCATCTTCCACGGTGACTATCTGGCGGTATTGCCCGTCTGCGCACAGCAGGCCGGGGGCCAGATTGTTGTGGGACAGGTCGATGTCCACCTTATCGGCTTTGTTGCGCCCACGGTTAAACAGAGCACCGGACCAGAACGGATAAGCACTGTGTGTCAGGCTGGATGGCGTGGAAAAATAGGTTTGTCGCCATTTCTTGTGAATAGCCATCCCGGAAGCCACTTTGCGCAGCTCCTGGAATTTCGGTATCCAGAAATATTCATCCAGATACAGGTTGCCGTGATAACTCTGGGCCGTGCGGGCATTGGTGCCGAGGAAGTAAAGAGTGGCTCCGTTAGGAAGCACCATCGGATCGCCTTTTAGCTCCACCTCGACTTCTTTGGCGAAGTCGATGATGTATTGTTTAAAGACGTGGGCCTGAGCCTTACTGGCAGAAAGGAAAATCTGGTTACGTCCGGTAAGCAGGGCGTCAATCAGGGCTTCACGGGCAAAATAGAAGGTCGCGCCGATCTGGCGAGACTTCAGCAGGTTGCGGATGCGGTTGGTTTTTCCGGCTTCCCACCAGTGGCGCTGGTAGTTGAACATGGAGGAATGGAAGATTTCTTCCAGCTTCTCAATCTGCTCATCGGTGAAAACATTCTTTTCCGGCTGACGGCGTGGGCCTTTATTGCGGTTGGCGACGTTAGGGTTTAAGTCGGCTTCGTTGCCGCCATTGTTAAACTTGCCGATCCGCGCGTGGCGCTCAGACTGGCGCGCCAGCAGGTCAATCTCTTTGAAATCTTTCCCTTCTTTGTGCTCCTTCATGATGAGCTGGCAGTAGCGTGCGGCGGTGGTGAGCTGCATCTGATCCAGCGGCCCATAGTCACCCCACTTGTCGCGTTTTTTCCAGCTGTGAACGGTTGCAACTTTCTCGCCCAGCATTTCAGCAATGCGGGCTACGCGGTATCCCTGAAAGTACAGCAGCATGGCCTGCCGACGGGGATCGAGATCTGCGGGTGTCAGTGTGGTGTTCATGGCACAAACCTACAGCCTTGAATGAAGGCTTTCCCCGCCTGCGGTTTGTGTGGTTGTCGGTACAAATACCGCGCATTGTTTCACTGCCCCCATCACCGCAACCATAAGGCTCCAGTAAGTTTTTTCTAACGGAGCACGGCTCATGACAGTGAAAGCAAAGCGTTTTCGCATCGGGGTGGAAGGTGCCACCACCGACGGACGCGAAATCCAGCGTGAATGGCTGGAACAGATGGCAGCCAGCTACAACCCGGCGGTGTATACCGCGCTGATTAACCTTGAGCACATCAAGTCTTATCTGCCGGACAGCACCTTTAACCGCTACGGCAAGGTGACGGCGCTGTTTGCTGAAGAAATCACGGAAGGTCCGCTGGCAGGCAAGATGGCGCTGTATGCCGACGTTGAGCCAACGGAGTCCCTGGTGGAACTGGTGAAAAAAGGCCAGAAATTATTCACCTCTATGGAAGTCAGCCCGAAGTTCGCTGATACGGGCAAAGCCTACCTGGTCGGCCTGGCTGCCACTGATGACCCTGCCAGTCTGGGCACTGAAATGCTGACATTCAGCGCCAGTGCAGCCCATAACCCGCTGGCAAACCGCAAGCAGAATCCCGCCAATCTCTTTACCGCCGCAGAGGAAACGGTGATCGAACTGGAAGAAATCCAGGATGACAAACCGTCCCTGTTTGCCCGTGTCACGGCGCTGTTTACCAAAAAAGAGCAGTCCGATGACGCCCGGTTCTCTGATGTGCATAAGGCCGTGGAGCTGGTCGCCACTGAGCAGCAGAACCTGAGCGCACGCACCGAAAAATCCCTGTCTGAGCAGGAAGAACGCCTGTCTGAACTGGAGACTGCTCTGCAGGAGCAGCAAACCGCCTTTAACGAACTGGTGAATAAGCTGAGTCATGAAGACAGCCGCCAGGACTACCGCCAGCGTGCAACAGGCGGTAACGCCCCCGCTGACACTCTGACCAATTGCTGATGGAGCACAAAACCTGATGAAGAAGAATACCCGCTTTGCTTTTAACGCTTACCTGCAGCAGCTGGCGCGTCTGAACGGTGTGGCAGTTGAAGAACTGTCCAGCAAGTTCACCGTGGAGCCGTCTGTACAGCAGACGCTGGAAGACCAGATCCAGCAGTCCGCCGCTTTCCTGACGCTGATTAACGTCACGCCAGTGACTGAGCAGTCCGGTCAGTTGCTGGGGTTGGGTGTTGGTAGCACCATTGCCGGAACCACTGACACCACCGCGAAAGAGCGTGAACCTGTCGATCCTACGCTGATGGTCGATGTGGAATACAAATGCGAGCAGACCAACTTTGACACGGTACTGACCTACGCGAAGCTGGACCTGTGGGCGAAGTTTCAGGATTTCCAGGTGCGTATCCGTGACGCCATCGTGAAACGTCAGGCACTGGACCGCATCATGATCGGCTTTAACGGCGTGAAGCGTGCGAAAACCTCCAACCGTAGCGAAAACCCGCTGCTGCAGGATGTGAACAAAGGCTGGTTACAGAAAATCCGTGAGGATGCACCGGATCACGTCATGGGCAGCAGCACCACGGGCGGTGAAACCACACCGGGTGCGGTGAAAGTCGGTAAAGGTGGCGAATATGCCAACCTGGACGCCGTGGTGATGGATGCCGTCAATGAGCTTATCGACGTTGTCTACCAGGACGATGACGATCTGGTGGTGATTTGCGGGCGTGAACTGCTGTCTGACAAGTATTTCCCGCTGGTCAACAAAGAGCAGGAAAACAGTGAAAAACTGGCTGCCGATATGATCATCAGTCAGAAACGCATGGGTGGCCTGCAGGCGGTGCGTGCGCCGTTCTTCCCGCCGAATGCGCTGCTGATCACCCGTCTGGATAACCTGTCCATCTACTGGCAGGAAGATACCCGCCGCCGTTCAGTTATCGACAACCCGAAACGTGACCGGATTGAAAATTTTGAATCCGTTAACGAAGCCTATGTGGTTGAGGACTATCGCTGCGCTGCACTGGTGGAAAATATCCAGATTGGTGACTTCAGCGCCGCCGCAGCAGAAACCGGAGCGTAATTCATGAGCCTGAGTCCCGCACGGCAGCATCGCCTGCGCGTTCAGGCTGAACAGGCCGCCCGTGAGGGCGGCAGCGTTCGCCACGCGTTGGGCTATGACCTGATGCTGCTGCAACTGGCGGAAGACCGCCGCCGTCTCAAGGGCGTTCAGTCCACGGTCAAAAAAGCGGAAATCAAGGTGGAACTGCTGCCGAAATACGCCGCCTGGGCAGAGGGTGTCCTGGCTAGCGGAGGCGCGCAACAGGATGACGTGCTGATGTACGTGATGCTGTGGCGCATTGATGCCGGAGATTATGCCGGGGCGCTGGAGATCGGGCGTCACGCCCTGCGTCATGGCTGGGTGATGCCGTTGGGTAACCGCAACGTGCAGACCGTGCTGGCAGAGGAAATGGCAGACGCGGCGCAGAGCGCAATGCTTGCCGTTACCGGCTTTGATGCCGATCTGTTGCTGCAGACGCTGGAGCTGACAGACGGTCTGGATATGCCGGACCAGTCACGGGCGCGTCTGCATAAAGCGATTGGCGCTGTCCTGAGTGAAACTAATCCGGCTTCCGCCCTTAATCATCTCAACCATGCGTTACAGCTCGATCCCCGCTGTGGCGTGAAAAAAGACAAACAGCAGCTGGAGCGCAGACTGCGCAATGACAGCCGCTGACAGAACGTGCCCCCGCGCACGGGCGGCACGGGGTGGCGAAAGGCACTGCCACATCAAAACCCCGTCCACCGCCCTTTATTTCAGGAGAAAGCAGCATGAAGTTTGTTGCGCCAGAACAGGCACCGGAACAGGCGGAAATCATCAGAAATACGCCGTTCTGGCCTGATGTGGACCTGTCGGAGTTTCGCAGTGTCATGCGCACTGACGGCACGGTGACGCAGCCGCGTTTAAAGCAGGTTGCGCTGTCGGCAATTTCGGAGGTTAACGCAGAGCTGTATGAGTTTCGCAGACGCCAGCAGATGCTGGGGTATGCCTCGCTGGCAGAGGTTCCGGCGGAACAGCTGGACGGCAAAAGTGAGCGCATTCAGCACTATTTCAACGCGGTTTACTGCTGGGCACGCGCCATGCTCAACGAACGATACCAAGACTATGACGCCACGGCATCCGGTGTGAAGCGGGGCGAGGAACTGGCGGAAGCCAGCGGTGATTTATGGCGTGACGCCCGCTGGGCCATCAGCCGGGTACAGGACGCGCCGCACTGCACAGTGGAGCTTATCTGATGAAAGTGCGTGCGCATCAGTATGACACGGTGGACGCGCTTTGCTGGCGTCATTACGGGCGCACGCAGGGTGTCACGGAGCAGGTACTGAAGGCAAATCCGGGGCTTGCCGAATATGGCCCCTTTTTACCTCACGGGCTGCAGGTGGAGCTGCCGGACATTCCGACAACCACCACCGTGCAGACCGTCCAGCTATGGGACTGAATTATGACGCTTGAGCGAGTCAGCGCCTTTATCACGTATTGCATCGCCGTCGTGCTGGCCTGGCTGGGCGATTTGTCCATCAAGGATGCCTCAACGCTGGGCGGCCTGATGATCGGTGTGCTGATGCTGGCTATCAACTGGTACTACAAACACAAAGCCTACCAGCTTCTGCGCGACGGGCAGATCACGCGGGAGGACTATGAATCCATCAATCGTTAAACGCTGCCTTGTCGGGACCGTGCTGGCTATTGCTGCCACGCTGCCGGGTTTTCAGCAGCTTCACACCTCCGTGGAGGGACTGAAACTGATTGCCGATTACGAAGGCTGTCGTCTGCAGCCGTATCAGTGCAGCGCGGGTGTATGGACTGACGGCATTGGTAATACGTCGGGCGTCATTCCCGGCAAAACCATTACGGAACGACAGGCAGCAGAAGGGCTTATCTCCAACGTGCTGCGTGTGGAGCGGGCGCTGGAAAGATGTGTGAAGCAACAGCCGCCACAAAAGGTGTATGACTCGGTGGTGTCGTTTGCCTTCAACGTGGGGACAGGCAATGCCTGCAGCTCCACGCTGGTGAAATTGCTCAATCAGCGGCGCTGGGCGGATGCGTGCCGACAGTTGCCGCGCTGGGTTTATGTGAAAGGTGTGTTTAATCAGGGGCTGGATAACCGCCGTGCGCGGGAGATGGCCTGGTGTTTACAGGGAGCAAACTGAGATGAAAAAGAAAGTAATTAGCGGGCTGTTTCTGATGTTATGGATGGGGCTGTTAATCGAAGCAATGGTGTATCCGCAGGGGATTTTTCCGGTACTGGCAGCGTCCGGTGTCTGGGTAGCCTGTCTGCTGACATGGGCGGTAATTCCGGTAGCACTGGCTGCGTTAATTAAGAATGGCCCGCTCTGGCAGGAGTTGAGGGCATCTTTGCTGAAGACAATTACCCGAAAAGAAAACGTATTTATCAGCTGGGTGATGCGATTGCTGATTGTCGTCAGTCTCGCCTGGACGGGGTGGGCTATTACCCTGGTCTTTTATCTGCTGACCGTTATTGCCTTCTGGATGACCCGTAATCAGATTGCGCAACAGGTATCAGCATGAACCGGTTGCTGCTGGTTGTGCTGGCGTTATTACTGGCGGCGCTGGGCTGGCAGACGTGGCGGCTGGCTGATGCCAGCCAGACCATCAGCACGCAGGCAGACGAGCTGCAGAGCAAAAGCCAGGCACTGGCAAAGAGCAACAGCCAGCTTATCAGCCTGTCCATTCTGACTGAAACCAATAACCGGGAGCAGGCGCGGCTCTATGCCGAAGCAGAACAGACCAGCGCGCTGCTGAGACAACGACAACACCGGATCGGGGAACTGAAACGTGAGAACGAGGATTTACGCCGCTGGGCTGATACTCCTTTGCCTGCTGACATTATCCGGCTGCGGAAACGTCCGGCATTCACCGGAGGTGCAGCTTACCGTCAGTGGTTGTCCGCGAGTGACGCCGTGTCGGCTGGATCAGGCAACGCCGCGCACTAACGGTGATCTGAACGCGTTGCTGGATGAAACGGAGGCCGCCTGGGCGGTCTGTGCAGACAAAGTGGACATGATTATTGCGTGTCAGGAGCGAAACAGTGAACAAACCACAATCCCTGCGCCACGCCCTCAATAAAGCGGTGCCTTATGTCCGCAATAACCCGGACAAACTGCATCTGTTTGTGGATAACGGTTCGCTGGTTGCCACGGGGGCCAGCTCCATGTCATGGGAGTACCGCTATACCCTGAACGTGGTGATAGAGGATTTCAGCGGCGACCAGAATCTGCTGATGGCCCCGGTTTTACTGTGGCTGCGGGATAACCAGCCCGATGCCATCAATAACCCGGCGTTACGGGAAAAGCTATTCACCTTTGAGGTGGATATTCTGCGCAACGATGTCTGTGATATCAGCCTTAACCTGCAACTGACGGAGCGTGTGCTGGTCAGCACTGACGGCGGTGTGTCGAGCGTTGAAGCTGTAGCAGAACCCGATGAACCTGAAGAAATGTGGACGGTGAAACGTGGCTGAACTGCAGAAGGTGGACGACTGGCTTAGTGCCTTGCTGGCGAATCTGGAGCCAGCCGCAAGAAGCCGCATGATGCGCCAGCTGGCGCAGGAACTGCGCCGGACACAGCAGCAGAATATCAGGATGCAGCGCAACCCTGACGGCAGCAGCTATGAACCGCGACGGGTAACAGCACGCAGTAAAAAAGGCCGTATCAAACGTCAGATGTTTGCAAAGCTGCGCACCACAAAATACCTGAAAACTGCCGCCAGCGCCGACTCTGCCAGCGTGCAGTTTGAAGGCAAGGTACAGCGTATTGCCCGTGTTCACCATTACGGCCTGCGTGATCGCGTCAGTCGCAAAGGACCGGAGGTCCGTTACGCAGAGCGCCGCCTGCTGGGTGTAAATGATGATGTTGAGGCAATGACCCGCGACATGATTCTGCAATGGCTGGCGGGGTGATCTTTGTATCAGCACTGATACAAGTTGCAGCACTGCCGCCTTTCTTCCCCTGATGGCAACCTTTCCCTATGAACGCACAATTAACCGAAATCATGCGCCTTATCACCAACCTGATCCGCATAGGTGTAGTCACCGAAGTGGACAGGGCAAATTGGCTGTGTCGGGTGAAAACTGGCGACCTCGAAACCAACTGGATTAACTGGCTGACACTGCGCGCGGGCAAATCGCGCACCTGGTGGAAACCGTCTGTGGGTGAGCAGGTTGTGCTGTTCAGCCTTGGCGGCAATCTGGAAACCGCGTTTGCCCTGCCTGCGGTCTACTCAAACCAGTTTCCGCCACCTTCAGGCTCTGAGGACGGCAACGTGACGGAATACCCGGACGGCGGCTGGTTTGAATACGAACCCGCCACCGGGCGCTGGTATGTCAGGGGCATCAAATCAATGGTCATTGAGGCCGCTGACAATATCACCCTGAAAACCAGTGAGTTTGTGCTGGAGGCTGACCGCACGCGTATTAACAGCGAAGTGGTGATCAATGGTGGCGTTACCCAGGGCGGCGGAGCGATGAGCTCTAACGGGATTGTGGTTGATGCGCATCAGCATACTGGCGTCCTGAAGGGCGGTGATACAACCGGAGGCCCGGTATGACGCTTTATAGCGGGATGAACAATACCAGCGGCAAAGTCATTACTGATATTGATCATCTGCGCCAGTCGGTGCGGGACATTCTGCTGACACCGCAGGGTAGCCGCATTGCCCGCCGGGAATATGGTTCCCTCCTGTCGGTTTTAATAGATCAGCCACAAAATCCGGCATTACGCCTGCAGGTCATGTCGGCAGTGTATGTGGCGCTGAGTCGCTGGGAGCCACGGCTGACGCTGGATTCCATCACCATCAACAGCAACTTTGACGGTTCTATGGTGGTGGAGCTGACCGGGCGGCGGAATAACGGTGTGCCTGTGTCCCTTTCCGTATCAACAGGAGCAGAGAATGGCAGTGATTGACCTTTCGCAGTTGCCTGCACCGCAGATTGTGGATGTGCCGGACTTTGAGACGCTGCTTGCCGAACGCAAGGCAGAATTTGTGGCGCTTCATCCGAAAGATGAGCAGGAAGCCGTGATCCGCACGCTGGAACTGGAATCTGAACCCGTCACTAAATTGTTGCAGGAGAACGCTTACCGTGAGTTGCTTCTGCGCCAGCGCATTAACGAAGCCGCGCAGGCGGTGATGGTGGCTTACGCGATGGGCGGCGATCTTGACCAGCTCGCTGCCAACTACAACGTGACACGCCTGACGGTGACGCCTGCTGATAATGATGCTGTGCCGCCTGTTGCGGCTGTGATGGAAAGTGATGAAGCGTTACGCCTGCGTGTGCCTGCAGCCTTTGAAGGGCTTTCTGTTGCGGGGCCAACTGCAGCTTATGAATTTCATGCCCGAAGCGCCGACGGTCGGGTGGCGGATGCCAGTGCAACCAGCCCGGCACCTGCAGAGGTGGTGCTGACTGTCCTTAGCCGCGAAGGCGATGGAACTGCAGAAAAAGACCTGCTGGATGTGGTGGAAAAAGCTCTGAACAGTGAGAACGTCCGCCCGGTGGCTGACCGTCTGACGGTTCGCAGCGCAGAAATCATCCCGTACCGAGTGGAAGCCACCATTTTTCTCTATCCGGGGCCGGAAGCAGAGCCGGTAATGGCAGCGGCAAAAGCCAGCCTGCAGAAGTACATCGCCAGTCAGACGCGGCTTGGTCGGGATATTCGCCGTAGCGCCATCTTTGCCGCCCTGCATGTTGAGGGAGTGCAGCGTGTGGAGCTGGCTTCGCCACTGGCGGATGTGGTCCTGAACAAAACACAGGCGGCATCATGTACGCAGTGGAGCGTGACCAACGGAGGAACGGATGAATAGTCTGCTGCCACCGGGTTCAACTTCACTGGAGCGACGACTGGCGCAAACCTGCAGTGGGATTTCTGATCTGCAGGTGCCGCTGCGTGACTTGTGGAATCCGGCAACCTGTCCGGTCAGTTTCCTGCCTTATCTCGCCTGGGCGTTCTCTGTGGATCGCTGGGACGAGAGCTGGACAGAAAGCGTCAAGCGCCAGGTGGTGAAGGATGCTTTTTATATTCATCAGCATAAAGGGACCACCAGTGCCGTGCGGAGGGTGGTGGAGCCGTTCGGCTTTCTGATCCGCATTATTGAGTGGTGGCAGACCGGAGAGACACCGGGCACGTTTCGTCTGGATATCGGCGTGCAGGACCAGGGCATCACTGAAGATACCTATCTGGAACTTGAGCGACTGATAAGCGATGCCAAACCATGTAGCCGTCACATGATCGGCATGTCCATCAACCTGCAGACCAGCGGCCCGCATTGGGTGGGAGTCGCCAGCTATCTTGGCGAAGAAATCACGATCTATCCGTATATCAACGAAACGATTATTTCCGGTGGCACCGCGCATGAAGGCGGGGCGGTCCATGTTATTGACACAATGAGAGTGAATCCATGAGCACAAAATTTTATACCCTGCTGACGGATATTGGCGCGGCGAAACTTGCCAGCGCCGCCGCGCTCGGTGTGCCGCTAAAAATTACCCATATGGCGGTGGGCGATGGTGGCGGAACATTGCCGACGCCAGACTCAAAGCAGACTGTACTGGTAAATGAGAAACGCCGGGCTGCGCTGAATATGCTCTATATCGACCCGCAGAACAGCAGCCAGATTATTGCTGAACAGGTGATCCCTGAAAACGAGGGCGGTTGGTGGATACGTGAAGTGGGCCTGTTTGATGAGTCCGGAGCATTGATTGCCGTGGGCAACTGCCCGGAAAGCTATAAGCCGCAACTGGCTGAAGGCAGCGGGCGCACCCAGACCGTGCGCATGGTGCTGATTACCAGCAGTACGGACAATATCACCCTGAAAATCGACCCTGCTGTAGTGCTGGCAACCCGTAAATACGTGGATGATGAAGTCCTGGAATTAAAGCTGTATGTGGATGACCAGATGAGAAACCACATTGCCGCACAAGATCCTCATACCCAGTATGCGCAGAAACATAATCCGACATTTACCGGAGAACCAAAAGCGCCGACGCCTGCAGCAGGAAATAACACCACGCGGATTGCGACCACTGAGTTTGTTCAGGCCGCTATTACTGCTCTGATTAACGGTGCGCCAGCCACGCTGGACACACTGAAAGAAATTGCCGCAGCCATTAACAATGACCCGAAATTCAGTACCACCATTAACAATGCGCTGGCACTAAAAGCACCGCTGTCGAGTCCGGCACTCACCGGAACGCCAACAGCACCTACTGCGGCACAGTCGGTCAACAATACACAGATTGCCACTACAGCTTTTGTGAAATCAGCGATTGCAGCAATGGTGGGTTCTGCACCTGCGGCACTGGATACACTGAACGAACTGGCGGCGGCGCTGGGGAATGACCCGAACTTTGCCACGACAATGCTTAATGCACTGGCAGGTAAACAACCGCTGGACAATACGCTGACTAATTTGAGTGGAAAGGATGTAGCTGGTCTTCTCACATACCTTGGTTTGGGAGAAGCCAGATATGTCATTCAGCGAGGAGCTAATGCCAATGGTGCATGGATACGCTGGTCAGATGGTGCAATAGAAGTATTTGGAACCGGTGGATCTAATGATAATGGACTGGCTAAAGTTGTTTACCCAATTGCACTGCCTAAACTTTCACGTTTTATCAGTATCGCGGAAAGAATAAGAACGGATTACGAGAGCACACCTAATAATGTTCACGTTTCAATGATCGTGGATGATCAGGTAACAAATACCGGCTTTTATGCCCGCTGCCAGATGTACGACGGCAGACCATCATCAAATGCTTTTTCCTGGAGGGTTTATTGTGCGCCTGTTTAATCCAGTTACTTTGACTGAAGTAATCCCCGGTCTTCATGACGTGACCGGGGCTATTGAATTACCGGAGGACAACTGGTTTTTTACTATGACAGAAATTCCTCAGGGCATGGAGCTAACAATTAATGAGAAAGGCGAACCAATACTAATTGAGGTTAATCAGTCTCAGGGAATACAGGCCAAATAATATCAGGCGCGGTGCTGGTATCTGTTGCCGTCACTGCGTCAATGTAATTCAGCACCGTGTTAAGTCGGTTGGTTTCTGCCTGCGTCAGACTCCGTCCGGCCTGTAATTTCAGTTGAATCAGATTGATGGAAGCCATTGCAGTATCCATCAGCGACTGGCGCTGTGCTTCTGCTGCATCTACTGCGGCGCTATGCTGTGCCTCGGTATCCGTCACCCATTTCTCACCATTCCATTTATCGTATGGCGTTAACGGGGCGATAGTGGTTGTATTATCAGGGTAATCCCCCGGAGCTGTGATTTCTTTTGATTCTCCCGTTTCGGTGTTATAGACAACTTCACCGCGATGGTCTGGCACATATTCCCATGAGTTAAAATCTGCCGAACGGCAGATTGCATAACCAGCCTTATGTGTGCCAGGAGCATCTAAACAGGAATATGCGGGGATACCGACACCCACAGCAAGATATTCAATTGATGCAGAAATATACTCCCGTGTCTCACTGTCATAGTTATAAACGGTAATCTCTCCTGCCTTTGTGGCAATAAATTTATTATTTAAGATGGCGTTATACATCATGCAGCCCTCACAATGTAATTAAATGAAATATTACGTGGGCGTGTCTCTGCTGCACCGACAATACTGGTACTCAACCCCGTTGCCGTTCGTTTGTTATTTTTATTTCCTTCAATCAAACAGTTGTAATCATCATTACCAATTAACGAATTGGTGGCATCAATACTGTCCGGGGACAAGGCATTAGTTGTGGAACTTAAAGTCAGCATCTCGTCTGAACTTGGAAGATTTTTTAATGGTGTTTCATTGCGTGAAATACCCGCATAAAAAAAGGACTCATGCCTGTGAGCTTCAAAAGAGTCATCCTGAAGACTTAGCAAGGCTCGCCCCGCATCCACTCCACGTCCATCATCCCAGCCACGAATAAATTCACCGCGTAAATCAGGCAATTTATTGGTCGGGTAAGCCTTTGCCAGTTCCGGGTATTCTTCAGCAGAAAAAGCCGCACCATTGCATTTCAGCCAGCCTGTTGGCGGAGTGGCTGAAGGCCACGGAACAGGCACCCCAACCGGTAATGCAGAGCCTTCTCCCAAACCAACGTTTAAGAAAATGCAGCGATTACGACTAACTGGCATCATCCCCGATTTTTATTCAAGGAGATGATCATGCTTATTGGTTATGTACGCGTGTCAACAAATGACCAGAACACCGATTTGCAACGTAATGCACTGAATTGCGCGGGATGTGAGCGGATTTTTGAGGACAAAATCAGTGGCACTAAGTCCGACAGACCGGGGCTTAAAAAACTGCTTAGGACACTATCGGCAGGAGACACTCTGGTTGTCTGGAAGCTGGACAGGTTGGGGCGCAGTATGCGGCATCTTGTTACGCTGATAGAAGAGTTGCGCCAGCGTGGTGTGAATTTCCGAAGCCTGACTGACAGTATTGATACCAGCACCCCAATGGGCCGTTTCTTTTTTCATGTCATGGGTGCCCTGGCTGAAATGGAACGCGAACTGATAGTTGAACGTACCAGGGCGGGGATTGCTGCAGCTCGCGACAAAGGCAGAGTAGGTGGACGCCGTCCTAAGTTGACCAGCGAACAGTGGGCACAGATTGGGCGTTTACTCGAGGCCGGAGAATCAAGACAGCGTATTGCACTGATTTTTGATGTGGGCGTTTCTACCATTTATCGAAAATTTCCGGCAAATAAGAGCAATGAATCTCCCTGAATCAGCTTTATTTTGATTATCCCTGAAAGCAGATAAATACCGTCATTTTGTGTGAATAACGGTACAACTGCGCTTAGCTGTTTGTCAGGCACAATCACTTCAACATAGGGCGAAGCCTAATCCAATCAGGAGGTTCGCCACTATGGCTCAGGATTACCACCACGGGGTGCGCGTTGTTGAAGTCAACGAAGGCACCCGATCCATTACCACGGTGAGCACCGCCATCGTGGGTATGGTCTGCACGGGCGATGATGCCGATGCAAAAATGTTTCCTCTTAATAAACCCGTGCTGATCACTGATGTGCTGACTGCCAGCGGTAAAGCGGGTGAGTCCGGCACACTGGCCCGTTCGCTGGACGCCATTGCTGACCAGGCAAAACCCGTGACCGTTGTTGTGCGTGTACCGCAGGGTGAAACGGAAGAAGAAACCACGACCAATATCATCGGAGCAGTGACCGCTGAAGGTAAAAAAACAGGCATGAAAGCCCTGTTATCTGCCCAGTCACTGCTCGGCGTTAAACCGCGCATTCTCGGCGTGCCAGGCCACGACACCAAGGCGGTAGCTACTGAGTTGCTGAGCGTGGCGCAAAGCCTGCGTGGGTTTGCTTACCTGTCAGCGTATGGCTGCAAGACAGTGCAGGAGGCGATCGCTTACCGTGAAAACTTCAGCCAGCGCGAAGGAATGCTGATCTGGCCCGACTTTACTGGCTGGGACACGGTGCTGAATGCCGAAGCAACGGCATATGCCACCGCCCGTGCGCTTGGTCTGCGTGCCAAAATTGATGAGCAGACTGGGTGGCACAAAAGCCTGTCCAACGTGGGCGTGAACGGTGTCACCGGAATTTCTGCAGATGTGTTCTGGGATCTGCAGGACCCGGCAACCGATGCAGGTCTGCTGAACCAGAACGACGTCACCACGCTTGTGCGTAAAGACGGTTTCCGCTTCTGGGGTTCCCGCTGCCTGAGTGATGACCCGCTCTTTGCCTTCGAAAACTACACCCGCACGGCGCAGGTGCTGACGGACACAATGGCAGAAGCGCACATGTGGGCAGTGGACAAACCGCTGAACCCGTCGCTGGCGCGCGACATTATCGAGGGCATCCGCGCCAAAATGCGCAGCCTGGTCAGTCAGGGGTATCTCATTGGTGGTGATTGCTGGCTGGACGAGTCGGTGAACGACAAAGACACGCTGAAAGCCGGAAAACTCACCATCGACTACGACTACACGCCAGTGCCGCCACTTGAAAACCTGATGTTGCGTCAGCGCATCACCGATCAGTACCTGGTGAATTTCGCCACCCAGGTCAGCGCGTAAGGGGACAACATGGCTTTACCACGCAAATTAAAACACCTGAACCTGTTTAACGACGGGAACAACTGGCAGGGGATCGTTGAGTCGCTGACGCTGCCGAAATTCACCCGCAAATATGAGAAGTATCGCGGCGGCGGAATGCCGGGGGCAGTGGATGTGGATCTGGGGCTTGATGACAGTGCGCTGGACACAGAATTTTCCATTGGTGGTACTGAACTGCTGCTGTTTAAGCAGATGGGCAAAGCCACGGTGGATGGCATCCAGTTGCGCTTTACCGGCTCTATCCAGCGTGACGATACCGGGGAAGTGCAGGCCGTGGAGCTTGTGGTGCGTGGACGTCACAAAGAAGTGGATTCCGGTGAGTGGAAGACGGGCGAAAGCAACACCACCAAAGTGACCAGTACCAACAGCTACGCGAAGCTGACCATCAATGGTGAGGTGCTCTATGAAGTGGACCTTATCAACATGGTGGAAATTGTGGACGGTGTGGACCTGATGGAAGCGCACCGCAACGCCCTCGGCCTCTGATGTATCTGAACGGCGCGGAATGCCGCGCCAGAACCTAATTTACAGGACAACAAAATGAGCGATAAGCAGACTGAAAAGACCATTCAACTGGATACCCCTATCAAGCGCGGTAAAACAGAAATTACCGAAATTGTGCTGCGTAAACCGCAGTCCGGTGCGCTGCGCGGTACACGCCTGCAGGCCATTATGGATATGGATGTGAACGCGATGATGACCGTGATCCCCCGCATCTCCAGTCCGGCACTGACTGCACAGGAAATTGCAGAGATGGACCCGGCAGATCTCACTGCCATGTCGGTTGAGGTTGTCACTTTTTTGTTGAAGAAGTCGGTGCTTACCGGTTTACCGACAGCCTGACGGTTGACGATCTGGTGGCTGATATCGCCACCATCTTTCACTGGCCGCCATCCGTTACTGACGTTATGCCGCTGACCGAAGTGCTGGAATGGCGGTATAAAGCGATTCAGAGAAGCGGGGCCAACGATGAGTGATAATAACCTGCGCCTGCAGGTCATTCTTAATGCGGTTGACAAACTCACCCGCCCATTCCGTGCTGCACAGGCCAGTTCGAAAGAGCTGGCTGGCGCAATTCAGAATACCCGAAACAGCCTCAAAGAATTGAATAAGCAGGCTGGCAGAATTGATGAATTTCGCAAGACGCGCTCGCAACTAGCCATAACAGCCAACAACCTGAACGCAGCCCGCGAAGAGGCGGCAAAACTCGCCACACAATTTGCTGCCACTAACAGGCCAACCGCCGCGCAGGCAAAGTTATTCAGTCAGGCCAAAACACGAGTACAGGAACTTCAGCAGACCTATAACGGCTTGTTGGGGCGGTCCAGAGACAACGTCAGGCACTTAAAGAATCAGGGATTGATACCAGACAACTCAGTAGTGCCCAGCGAGAACTTAAGAAAAATGCTGAAGAAACAAGGCAGGCACTGGAGGGCCAGCAAAAAGCACTTAAACGTCTGGGTGAGCAACAGGCACGGATGAACGCTGCCAGAGAACAATACTCAAGACGGCTTGAAGTGCGCGATCGCATCGCAGGAGCCGGAGCCACTACCACGGCTGCAGGGCTGGCAATGGGTGCGCCAGTGATGGCGGCAGTAAAAAAGCTATACCAGCATGGAAGATGCCATGAAAGGTGTGGCAAAGCAGGTCAATGGTCTGCGTGACGATAATAGCAACCGCACTGCACGTTTTTATGAAATGCAGGATGCCATCAAGGCTGCCAGCGAACAGTTGCCGATGGAAAACGGTGCGGTGGACTTCGCTGCACTGGTTGAAGGTGGTGCGCGCATGAACGTCGCAAACCCTGACGACAGCTGGGAAGACCAGAAACGTGACCTGCTGGCCTTCGCCAGTACGGCAGCAAAGGCGGCAACAGCCTTTGAGCTGCCAGCGGATGAACTGTCAGAAAGTCTGGGGAAAATCGCCCAGCTCTACAAAATACCTACCCGCAATATTGAACAGCTCGGCGATGCGCTGAACTATCTGGATGATAACGCCATGTCGAAAGGGGCGGACATCATTGATGTGATGCAACGTCTGGGCGGTGTGGCTGACCGTCTGGATTATCGTAAAGCGGCGGCACTGGGTTCCACCTTTCTGACACTGGGTGCTGCGCCGGAGGTTGCAGCCAGTGCAGCAAACGCGATGGTGCGTGAATTGTCCATTGCCACCATGCAAAGCAAGAGTTTCTTTGAAGGGATGAATCTGCTGAAACTCAATCCTGAAGTGATTGAAAAGCAGATGACGAAGGATGCGATGGGAACTATCCAGCGTGTGCTGGAGAAGGTGAAACGCACTGCCGCAGGACAATCGTCTGTCTGCCATGACCATGTTGTTTGGTAAAGAGTTTGGTGATGATGCAGCGAAACTGGCAAACAACCTTCCGGAACTGCAGCGCCAGCTAAAACTGACAGCGGACAATGATGCGCTCGGTTCCATGCAGAAAGAATCCGACATCAACAAAGACTCACTTTCCGCTCAGTGGTTGCTGGTCAAAACCGGAGCGCAGAACACCTTCAGCAGCCTGGGCGAAACGCTGCGCCAGCCGCTGATGGATATTCTGTACACGGTGAAAAGCATTACGGGGGCGTTGCGCCGCTGGGTGGAAGCTAACCCGGAACTGACAGGCACACTGATGAAAGTAGCGGCTGTTGTGGCTGCGGTTACCGTAGCCTCGGCACCTTAGCGGTGGCGCTGGCTGCAGTGCTGGGGCCGCTGGCAGTGATCCGTCTGGGATTCTCTGTGCTGGGTATCAAAACGTTACCTTCCGTTACGGCAGCAGTAACTCGAACCAGCAACGCGTTGTCCTGGCTGGCTGGCGCTCCACTGGCACTGCTGCGACGCGGGCTTGCTTCATCGGGCAACGCCGCAGGTTTACTTACTGCGCCGTTGTCGTCTTTGCGCCGCACGGCATCACTGACGGGAAATGTCCTGAAAACTGTAGCAGGTGCGCCAGTTGCACTTTTGCGGTCTGGATTATCCGGTTTACGTGCTGTTGCTGTGATGTTTATGAATCCTCTGGCGGTACTGCGCGGTGGACTGGCAGCCGCAGGCGCGGTGCTGCGAGTGCTTGCATCTGGTCCGCTGGCGATGCTGCGCGTTGCCCTGTATGCCATATCTGGTCTGTTAGGTGCTCTGCTCAGTCCGATAGGTCTTGTGGTTACTGCACTGGCGGGCGTGGCGCTGGTTGTCTGGAAATACTGGCAACCCATTACCGCATTTCTCGGTGGCGTGGTGGAAAGGATTCAAAGCGGCGGCAGGTCCCATCAGTGCAGCGTTTGAACCACTTAAGCCCGTGTTCCAGTGGATTGGCGACAAAGTGCAGGCGCTGTGGGGCTGGTTTACTGATCTGCTGACGCCTGTTAAGTCGACCTCTGCCGAACTGCAGAGCGCAGCGGCAATGGGGCGACGATTCGGGGAGGCACTGGCGGAAGGGCTGAATATGGTCATGCATCCGCTGGACTCCCTGAAATCCGGTGTTTCCTGGTTGCTGGATAAACTCGGCATTGTCAGTAAAGAGGCTGCAAAGGCGAAACTGCCGGAAAGCGTGACGCGTCAGCAACCTGCGACGGTGAATGCAGACGGTAAAGTGATGATGCCATCGGGTGGTTTTCCGTCATGGGGATATGGCTTTGCGGGATGTATGACAGCGGCGGCTATATCCCGCGCGGGCAGTTTGGCATCGTCGGTGAAAACGGGCCGGAAATTGTCAACGGCCCGGCAAACGTGACCAGCCGGAGAAATACCGCTGCACTGGCTGCGGTTGTTGCCGGAATGATGGGCGTTGCTGCCGCCCTGCAGAGCTTCCACCGTTACATCCTTTGGCACTTCCCGCGAAAGGCGGCGAAGCGATGGTGAGTCGTGCAGCCACTGTGCCGCCCGTTCAACGGCTTGAGCACCGACGCAGATCATCATTCAGACGCAGCCAGGACAAAGTGCGCAGGATATTGCGCGGGAGGTTGCACGCCAGCTTGATGAACGTGAACGCAGGCTGAAGGCAAAAGCCAGGAGTAACTACAGCGATCAGGGGGGATACGAAGCATGATGATGGTGCTGGGATTGTACGTGTTTATGCTGCGCCACCGTGCCGTATCAGGAGCTGCAGTATCAACGCAGCTGGCGACATGCGGCAAACAGCCGGTAAACCGACGTCCGTCCACGCAGTTTCTGGGACCGGACAAACGACATGCTGACGCTTTCCGGTGTTCTTATGCCGGAGATAAACAGGTGGCAGGCTGTCGTTGCTGGCACTGGAGCAGATGGCAGAACAGGGGAAAGCATGGCCCCTGATTGAAGGCAGCGGCACGATTTATGGCATGTATGATTGAGGGACTGAATCAGACTAAAACGGAGTTTTTCCGCGACGGTATGCCGCGCCGGATTGAGTTCACCCTGTCGCTCAAAAGGGTGGATGAATCATTGTCCGATATGTTCGGTGATCTCAGTGCGCAACTGAATAATCTGCAGGACACGGCAACGTCTGCCTTAAGCGATATCAGTAAAACGGTGGGAGGGCTGCTGTCG